ACCAGCGTTTATTGCGTGGTTCTGCCTCCGACATCACCTGCTTAAAGGCTTTCCGGAAGGGGGCCAGGGCCACAATGGAGCGTCTCGCAAGCAAACCATCTGGAGTTAAAAACTCATGCGTATCGGTGGGAATCCGGTAAGCGTTGACAAGGTTGCGGCATTTGGCTTCAGTCAGGCCACATTTCGCCGCCAGCTGGCGGTAGCCAATGTAGCCTTCCGGCATATTGCCTTTCTTGATTTGCTCGACGGTTTCAGCGACTTTGGACACTTGTGCCGATACTTCGGCTACCTGGGCATTAACGGCGTTGATCCGGCGTTCATGCTCAAGATGCATTTGCGCCATTTCAGCCAGAATTTCGGCTTTTGATTTTAACTGTACCCGGGCATTCTCCAGTTCGCGCCAGCGGTCCACCAGCCGGGCGGTAAATTCGGGAGAAAGCTGTGCGACGACAATGATACTGTCACGCTTGCCTTGTTCGCCTTCAAAGATGTAAGCCTTGGAAAATCGACGAGGGCCAACTGATTGTTTATTTTCAATTTCCACAGATTGTGGAAATTGGATCACACTCTTTTTAGCCAGTGTTTCGATAGTTCTCTTCACACTATCTGGGCGACTTCCTACCAGTTCCGCGATCTCAATACTGGTCATTGTCGCTTTTTGAGAGATGGACAGATTCATCAGTGCACCTCCACGCAGTTCATTGGCAGATTCCAGTAATTGAGGATCTCCATCGCATCAAGAGTGAAGCGAGCAGCAAAAATGCAGGGTTCTTCGGGAAGGTATGAGCGCGCTTCTGCTTCGGTTGCAGCCATGACGCAGATATACAGGTGTTTTTGGCAGGAATAGAAACGCCAGATAAATTCAGAATGAGTTGGGGTAGGGGTAGTAGCCATAATGGCAGCCTCCTTTTGCTAATTTAAGGAGCTACCGCGTGAGGTTCCAATCTCAATGGCGGTAGCACTGACTGGGTTGGAACTACCGGCGCAAAAGGGAACCGGCCTGCCTTTCGGCAGCCCAGCCAGCACTACCATTGATCTCTGAGCTAAACGCTACGTATGGCTGTGCGATGGCATGACACAAAAAAAGACGCTTTCGGCGTCTGTGTCGCCTTTTGCATTATCCGGGGTTCCAATCCCGGCACCCGTTTTTCTAAGGTGCCGTAGAAATATACCCCACGATAATGCCAGGGCGCAACAGTCAGTATTTTATGCTTTGGCGGATTTCTTCCGGGCTTGCTTGCAGGCGTAGGCCATTGCTTTAGCTTTCACTTCATCCAGCTTCCCGGTGATCACTTCTTTTCCGAGAGCGACAAACCAGTCATAGCAACCGCCAGTGATGTTCTGGATTTGAAAGTTGAGGTAGCGAACGGTCATTTTGACACCCCCAGCGCGAGTAAAGAATGCAGATTATCGCGTGAGTGGCGGACAACGAGTGATGGGAAAAGACAGTAGCTGTTCATAGTGTAGTGACTCCTTGCTTTCGGAGCCGCCATCGACTGTTCCACGGTCTGGTGGCGGCGCAATAAAGGCTGGAACACCGTGAGTCAACGGGGGCTTTTCAGCCACCTATATTGCACCGCCATTGGTATGGCGGCGGCAATCATACGAAAAACTAAATAGTTTGTCTCAAAAAGTTGACCGGTGTGCCAATCGGTAGTGAATGTACATCGGAGCATTTTTCAATTCAACTTAAAATGTTAGAAAACTAATTTATCAATTCAATCGCCATCTGATACAACGCCATTTCATCGGCATTGTGCCGCATGAAATCTGCTTTTCCGCCTATTTTTCCGTCAGCATGAACCGGGACCAGCCAGGGATATTGTTCTCGGACCTCGGCTGGCGCTGCGTACTGGTGGTGCCATTTACACAAAGGGAGGACATATTTATGCGCGTTCTCTGCCGTTCTCCCGAAGATATGGTGCAGGGATACCACTGGGCTATGTTGCCCGTGAATATGGCAGGCAATGCAGGGGAGAGTACCGATAGCGGTCTGTATCCGGCGTTCATCGGCTGTGAGTGATCTGCCTTTCAGGCCGCGTGACGTGCGTGTTTTCTTGGGCGGAGCGGATACAGCTTTATCTTTTCTCCGCTGTTCATATTGCTTTGCTTTTTCAATTTTCTTTTGCCGATATTCAGGCGATGCGGCTTTTTCTCTCGCTCGCTGCTGCTGGCGTTGAGCTTGTTGAAGGCGCTTTGCCCTTTGTTCCTCTCGCCAGGCCGGGTCAGCCAATTTTTGCATGGCTTTTTGTCTCTGTTTCTCCCAATAACTCTGTTTCTGCATGATGGCAGTCTCTTACTTTTCAACGATTTTTCTATGATTGATCAAAACAGTTAGATATTCAAAATTGATTTTCTAACACAAAACATTAATATCATCACTGATAAATGTTTGGAGGACATGATGCTTATAGCTTTAAGTGCGATCCACCAGCCATCTGTGAATGAGATTGGCCTGTTCTATGTGTTGTTTTTCGGGGCGTTGGCGCTACTTGAGCTTGGTATTGAGCTTTTCGCAGTGCTTATGTTTTGCGTCACGATTCTGGGGAAATTTTGATGGTGAAACGAGTTTTGAAAATTTACATCGCGGGGCCGATGACTGGTTATCCAGATTACAACCGTGCGGCGTTTAATGCGAAAGCGAGCGAGCTGATGGCTGAAGGGCATATCGTTCTGAATCCAGCTGTGTTACCTGGTGGCCTTTGTCAGAGTGAATACATGGATATTTGCCTGGCAATGGTGCGTTCTGCTGATGCTATCTATCTGCTTAAGGGCTGGGAAGCGTCCGCAGGAGCACGAGCAGAACACGCCCTGGCTGAAAAACTGGAGCTGACGGTAATTTATGAAGCGCCATCTGACACAGATTGCAGAATGGCAGCGCATATTTACCGCGAACTGGTCGATGCGTTACGTGATGTTGCTATTGAATGTCACGGCACGGATCAGCTTCGCGCTCGCTTAAGCAATACCCTTTCCAGTTACCTGTCTTTAGCCGAAGGATACAACCTCCGACAGCGGAGAATGGTCAAATTAATCACGCGTTTATCTCAATCCCTGGCAAATGCCGAACCAACTAATCCGCTACCTAATGACGCAATGAATTATCTGAAGTCATGCGGCGTTGTTTCTGAAGATGCAGTTCGTTTTGTGGAGTTTATGTCTCAGAGGATGTCGGCGTGAGCTGGCGGGGATGGGGAAGGGCGGAAATCATGATACTCCGCCAGTGCGCCGGGACTATGACAGTCGAGACTATTGGGAGACTGATCGGACGTACCGGTGGCGCAGTCAGGACTAAAGCGCGGCAACTGCGGATCAGCATGATTCTGAAAGGAGACTTTCACCAGTCAGCCAAATACCGGCAGAGCGATATAGAACTGGCGCGGCAGCTTCATCAGTGTGGTGTTCCCCGCCGTGAGATCGCAGAAAAACTCGAAATGCCCCTGGGAATGATTAATCAGTACGTTTATTTCGAAAGGAGAGTGAATGAAGTCTGAAGGTTTAACGCCCGCACAACTGGCAGAGCGTAACGCTGAGTATGTAACGGAAATTTCCCGACTTGAGAAAGAGCGCGCGGCGCTGGCGGCGGAGAATGCGGCAATGCATGAAACTATTGAAGCCGTTCGCAGTGTTGCGGATAACTCCAGTGGAATTGCCGGATGGCATTTGAATGGCGATATCGCCACATGGGAAGAGATTCTTCCTGAAATTAACGATATCGAAACGCCAGCCACCGACGCTTTCCTGGCTGAAGTCCGGGCGCAGGGATTGGAGATGTTTGCACAGAAATGTAACTCAAAATCCGAACAGTCGCTTGCATCTGATATACGCGATAACTGGAAACTACTCGGTGAACATGCAACTGACTTTGCCGATGAGCTTCGAAGAGGAATCAGCAAGTGAATATCGACACGACAATAACGATCGATACGCTCCTAAATTCCGGTCTGGCACTTCTCGGTTGGCTTTACATCATGTCCCGCACATGGCGATGGCTGGGTTCCATTTTCCTAAAACAGTGGAAAAAACGGCGCAAACAGGAACTACGCCAGAAGGCATTAGAAGCGTTCTATGACGCATTTGAACTTAGCCGCATTGAACCAGGCACAACAGCGAGGATAGCGACAAAAGGCGACCTGATGATAGTGATGTTCAGACAGGAGAAAACCAAATGACAGAACAGACGATGACAAATCGCGAACTTGTTGATGCCGCGATTGAACTTGCTGGCGATTTTTATTCCATGATGGGTTACGAGCATCGACCTGGTTTTAAGTATTGGGAGTCACCGCATCCGCAAGAACAACAGGTGTTTGAAATGGCCTGCCGTGCTTTTGAGGTTATTCGCGGTTCGGATGTGATGGATGCCGTTGCCGACTTGGAGGATGAAGAGTGAGCATCATTAAAGAAATGCCGGTAGAACGTGATGAATATGGCTGCTGGACACATCCGGAGTATGAAAAGTTTTGCGCAGGTCGTGAATATATATCCACTGAGGAATTTGACGCCTGGATGAAGGAAAATAATCTTCAGTGGACTATTCGCAGTATGGATGAAGATGATTTTGATCTGGACGCAGCTGGTCCCGATATTGCCGCCTGGGAACCGGAGCGACCAGAGGGTGAAGGCTGGTTTGTTGGCTCTATTCATGACACTGAAGATGGTCCAGTTTGTATCTGGCTGCGGGAGAAGGTTGCCGCATGATCCAGGCTCTGCATGAAGTGAATTTATATAGCCGTATTGATGGTTCAGGCTACAGAAACATATGGGTTGTTGGTGATTTGCACGGTTGCTACACCCTACTTATGAATGAACTCCATCGTGTGGATTTTGACCCGACACAGGATTTACTGATATCGGTTGGCGACCTTATCGATCGCGGCGCCGAAAATGTTGAATGCCTGGAGCTATTGCAGATGCCCTGGTTTCGGTCGGTTATGGGAAACCACGAGCGATTAATGATCGATGCGTTAAGTCCCGCAGGCAATGTGAATAACTGGCTAATGAATGGCGGTCAATGGTTCTTCATGCTGGACGCTGATCGGGAAATATTAGCCAGGGCGCTGGTGGAGCTGGTAAGACGTCTGCCCTATATCATTGAGCTGAACACCGGGAATGAAACTATCGTTATAGCCCATGCCGACTATCCGGATAATGAATACCAATTCGGTAAGGAGGTGCCGCTTTTCAACGTTGTCTGGGCGCGCGAGCGTATCAGTGATTCGATGGATGATATTGGTGGCGAAATTTCGGGCGCAGATCGTTTTATCTTTGGTCACACTCCGGTGAAAAGCCCGAAGACATTCTGGAATCAGCAGTATATCGACACTGGTGCCGTATTTTGCGGAAACCTGACGCTAATGCAGGTGAAGGGAGGACAGCTTAAAGTCTGATCAAATCATTTACGCACTCAAAATGTGTTAGAACATTGATTTTAGTTTTCTAACATATTATTTTACCGCTCGGAACAAAACAGAGTCGGTATACATTATGAGTGCAATAATCACACCTCATTTCGTAAACGGAGCTGGTGTGGCTGTCTTTCCGGTAGACAAGCCCACCAGTAACTACATTGGCGTAGGTCGCCGTTTCATTATCTCCCCACTTCCGCGTGAACAGGCTGAAAACACGCCAGATGGCGTAGTGGATCTGAATTATTCGCTGGTTGCCAACCAGTCCCTGAAACCGTTTTTTCAAAGCGAGCGCGTATTTAACGCGTTGGGCGGTGAAGATTCGCTTGTTCATTGGGTAAGTTCCAATATCCACGATTGCCAGGCGCACGATAAGCGCGATTGCAGCCACCAGCTAACCACTCATTTCTATAACGGCTCTGCCGTTCGCCTGTGCTGGAAGCATGATGCGGAATACATGATGAAGGGGTACAGCAAGCTGGACGACCAGTTATCCCTGAATCGTGCCAACTGGGTTATGAACTGGGCTGCGAGCGAGTTAAAACTACCGCCAGAACGCGATCTGAGCATGGTTGAACTCACTTTTTGGGCCATTCGCCGGAATCTGAAAGATGAGCTGCCAGATGAAGCCGGTCGCATTGCATTTTGTCAGCCAAAAACTGAAATCCCTACCGGTACGCTGAAAGAATCAGATATCACCTGGGAGCACAGTACCCGCGAGCTGGTGGACATAACCGCAGAGCAGATCGTCAACCTGTCTGTAGATGAGGATTCCGGCCTGCTTTATATGCGCCGACCAAAAGCGGTCCTCGGTAAAAGCCCGGCTTATCTCCGGTTTGTGGTTTCTCGTCCGTGCATCGGATGCGGTGGCAAAGTTAACCACCCATTCATGTACCGCGCCCGCTCGTTAAACGAACACGACCGCTGGGCTGTTCCTCTTTGCGATGACTGCGCCAGAAGCGCAGAAAACGATGTCCGGGCATGGGAAAAAGCACATGGCATCCGCCTTTACGTAGCCGCTAACCAGCTTTTCGACTTCGCCATTGAGCGCGGAGTGATCACGTTCAATAACTGATGGAAACAACGCAATGAGTCAAGGTAACGGTGACGGAGCTGCAAAGTGCAGAATCTCCACTTGTTTGATTAATGACAGAAAAATAGAACCGTGCGCGGCGCTGGCGCAATCTCTGGAGCAGGATGCTGAATACACGACGCGAAAAGGTCTGCTGAAATACAAAATCTATAACCATGAATTAATTCATTCACAAGATCTGATCATGCTTCGGTCAGGCGAGTTTTCTAAATCGCCGATTCGGGTTTCATTTTGCCCGTTCTGTGGTGAAAGTCTGAAAACGTGGAAAGCGGAGGCAACCAGTGAGCAAAATTAATTACCAGGCACTGCGTGAGGCGGCGGAACGTGCAATTCCAGCAATGGAACGCCTGTTAATGTTGCCAGCTGATGATGATTTGTTAAGTGAACAGGAACTTAAAGATTACGGTGTGGATATTGATGCGCTCAACGCCTTCAAATTTCTGGCCGGACCAGAAACCGTGCTGGCACTACTGGATGAACGGGAAAGAAACCTGCAATACATAAAACGCCGCGACCAGGAGAACGAGGATATTGCTCTAACGGTAGGGAAGCTGCTAATCGAAAACGGCCGGCTTGTTGCCGATACGCTACGCCACTTAGCTGATAACGAAATCGACTCTGATTATTTTGCTATCACCTCAACGAATGAGAACGGTACTGAAATTGATCATGAGATGGCTATTACCGATTACGCACTGCAAGCTGCCGGAAATGTAGACGAATTGGTTGCGGCGCTGGAATCCGCAGAGAAGCGCATAGCAGAACTGGAAGCGCGGGAAATACTGCTCCCGGAACGTAGCAGTATGCTTCATCGAACAGATTTTAACGATGATTACCAAACGGTAATGGCATACAAAGTTTCTGAAGTCATCGATGCAATCCGCGCCGCAGGCATTCGCATCAAAGGAGGTGAGTAATGCGTGTGGCATGTATCGGCTTGTTACCGTACCCGACTCGTTTTTGGGCTTCTGCGCTAATTGCAAAGCCGTATGTCCTGATGGCTGACAACATCATCCCGGCACCAAAGCGCCGCCATACCGGTATTGCAGCGGCACGACGAGCAGCAAAGAGACGCAGGAGAGCAAAGCGATGAAAAACCGTAAGGCAAAACGACTTTTTTTACAGCGACCTGTGCGTGTGGTGGAGCTGGTTATTAGCAACCATAAGATAGCGGTACTCCATCCATTTGGTCAGGTGGCTTTTGCCGCAAAGCGTAAGCCTACTGCGTCACAGAACAGGCGGAAGAAAGGGTACGCTGTAAGATGAAAAACCGTAAAGCAAAGATTCTGTTAGTTCGTAGAAACGCTCCTGGCGTCTGGCAGTGGGTGAGACTCAGCAACCGACGGATGGGGTTGATGAAATATTACGGGATGATGGATTGTGGTTTTTGCAAAAAGCCCAGCGCGGCGCAAAACCGCTGGAAAAACCACTTTCGCACTAAAGGAGAGTGATATGACCACTTTCACCGACAAAGAACTGATTAAAGAAATCAAAGAGCGTATCAGCAGCCTGGACGTTCGAGACAATATTGAACGCCGGGCTTATGAAATTGCACTGGCATCGCTGGAAGCAGATCCAGTTGCTTATATTTTCAAACATCCTGCCGGGAAATTATTCTGGGCTTTAACGGATGAAAGCAATAAAGAGCAAGCGGACGTTATTCCTGTTTATGCTGCCGCGCCTGCGTCGGTTGTGCCGGATAATGCATCAGAGCCTCTTGCTTATGCTTACAAAGAGCTTACGCCTGAGATTATGTGCAACCAGGCTGCCGAATCCAATCGCGGTAATGAGTGGACCGGCAATCCTGATATTGATAACGCCATCATCATGCTCGACCGCATAGATACTGCAGAAAGTTGCGATGATGAGCGTATTGAGGCTGTTAAGGCTGTTTTGCGTAGACTGGCTGGCAACTCTCCGGTAACTCCGGATGGTTGGATAAGCTGTAGTGAGCGAATGCCGGATAGCAAAACAGCCGTTCTTGTTGCCAGGGAGTTTGACAGGAAAGGTGACTGGCGAATGAAATGGGCGACTTACATCCCTGGGCATCCTGACGCTAATGATGGGTGGATAATTCCTGGTGCGTCGTGGATACCATCACACTGGATGCCTCTACCAGAACCGCCGCAGGAGGTTAACCGTGGCTAACCTGCAACTTGCCGTTAAAGGTGAATTTTTCGATGCCATGATTCGCGGAGAGAAAACGGAAGAGTATCGCCTGTGTAATGACTACTGGAATAAGCGAATCATGTTCCGGGAATATGACCGCCTGATTATCACAAAGGGATATCCGAAGCGCGACGACTTCAGTCGCAGAATTGACGTCCCGTATAACGGATATGAAATAAAAACAATCACACATCCACACTTCGGTGATAAACCGGTAAAGGTGTTCGCGATAAAAGTGAAGATTAATAGCTAAATTTCAATTAACACGGAGTAATTATGTGGCGCGGTAATAATCATGGCGGAAGCCAGATGATACTTACCGAATATCAGCTCGACCACAAAACCAATAAATCACGTTCAGTATATTTGCTTCGGCACAATAGCCGCGTAAGGAATACCGTGCTGGAGCAAAATCTGACCGTCGAAATGGATAATTTGGGAAACTTCAAGCCAACAATATCGCTTGATGAGTTTCCGTGTGGTTTAAGCGAAAGAGAAGCAATGCTGAAATTAGCAGAATGGTTACAAAGATTGAGCATTGCTATTGAAGATAACTGGAGTCAACCATAATGAAAAACAGAAAGAAATTTTGGATTACTTTTTTGTTTGTATGCCTTTGCGGTTTATTTATTTTATTAGCTGGTGGTGTTAAATGGGGTACGGTGGGGTGTGGTTTTTGGAGCGGGGTTACTCTTTTCGCAGCCTGGCTTATCGCCAACTTTGAGTCAGGCGGAGGGTATTGGTAAGTGGTCTTATTCCCCACTTCATAACGGATATCACGCTCGTGATAACGGATATTCCAATTTTGATAACGGATAAGGCCAAATGAAGCATTTTTTAAGGTTGGCATTTGTTCTGGCGCTATTTGCTCCTCCGGCTGCAATGGCTGGAGAACAGCAACATTGCACAAAAGAGAATGAACACCCTTTCATCGTTATTCAATGTGATGACGGAACGGTGACAGTGGTTAATGTAAGAAATGACCGTGTAGCCGTATGCCGTAAAGGCGAACCATGCAAGGAAATAAAACTATGACTAAAATCACTAAATTTCGCATATCAGAGATTATTGCACGCATCGAAATGTATGGACACGGCGCTGGATACACGGCAGATGAGGTATTGGAGCTTGCCCAAATAGCGTTAGCAACCTGCAAAGACGGTGAGAGTATAAAGCTGATTGACTTGTTGGTGCAGGAGCTGCCAAAGCGTGGAGGGTGGCCTGATGATGTGCTCGATTGTCGCATGGTTAGAGAGGACTGCTGTGAACCATCATATGGTTTCTTTGCTTTTGGCTCTGATCCAGCGAAAAGCCCGCGTGGGCGCAATTTTTGCCTTGAGGTCAGGCTTCCGATAAGTAACCTTGATCGCGAGGAATACACGGAAATAATTTCGCGCAAACAATACGAAGAGGCTCTTGAAGCATCCAATAAGTTAAATTTTGAGCAATGGCTGGGGCAACAACGCGAAAAAATCGACTTGGACTGCGGTTGTGTGTCTACTGAAACATTCATGCACTGGTTGCGGGTAGCTTATGAGGCTGGCAACCATCCGGATTTTCCGGATAGTTCCCAACAATCGCCCAAGAAAAGCGTAAAAACCACTCTGGAAAGAGGCTATCTTGAGGCCGCATTAAAGATTAAGCCGGGCCATACGCTAGGCGTCATTGATGCCATGTTGGTTCATGAAATGGCGAAGGCTTTATTGCCGCTGGTGGCTGATAAAATTCCGAATAAAGCCGATATCTGATCACCATGCTAAAATCCCCTCAATTCACAGAGGGGATTTTTGTATATGTTGCATAGAGTTTTATGGAAAAGCGTTATTGTCGGTGCGATGCTGGCAGTGTCTGGGTGTGCAATGGTGCAATACAACGACGGTGAAAAGGTAAGCATCCAGTCAGATGGCTGGTATGGGCTGGATAGTCTGCAAAAAACCGCAGATAAAGCCTGTCAGCAATATGGGAAGTCTAAAGCCGTATATCAGCATAGCGCGAACGCTAATCCCCATCTCGCGCCCGGTACGGGCGTTCAGAACACCATTTGGAAATGCGAACCATAATGCTGGTGGCATCTTTGTTACAAAGAGGAACACCTGCTCTCAATGCAGGGGATGAGATTTAACGAAATCGATCACCTTATCTTGAACTTCGGAAAGAAGGTATTTTTCACGACCCAGGACGTCAGGATATTGACGTTCTGGCCTTACCAGATGCCGGAGCTTCCCATTAAGCAGAATGGCCTCAGAAAACACTTTTACGCTGTGCTTTATCCCCTCTGTTTCACTTTTCAGCGTCAAAATAAAGCGCAATTGCTTGTTAGCCTGATTCAGATTCAATACCCGAATTTGCAGTTCGTCTATGCTATTTCGCAATGGGATTGATGCCACCACACTGGTGCAGTCTCTGATTGTCTGAATTGAACGGCTAACATTGAGAACGTTATTGTGCATGTGCCTGATCCACTAACTCCGGGAGGTTTCTTGTGTCAGATCGAAATATAGCAGCTAAAAGCCAGGAAGAGCGAGACAAGGTGAACGTAGACCTTGCCGCCAGCGGCGTTGCTTACAAAGAACGGCTGAATATACCTGTGATTGCAGAGCAGGTGGCCCGTGAGCAACCGGAAAACCTGCGCGCCTATTTCATGGAACGGCTACGGCACTACCGGCAGTTAAGCCTCCAGTTGCCAAAAGGGAGCGATCCGGTGTATCAGAACGAGGATGCACCAAAAAAATAACGGCAAGATGGGGGAGAAATGTGATTAGCCCCCAGCGTGGCGCGCCTACAAACCCCGCTTTCACAAACTATGCCTTTTCAATGTATACTGTATGAATAAACAGTATCATTGAGGTAAAACGCTATGGGCTTCCCTTCTCCTGCGGCGGATTATGCAGAGAGCCGCATTTCTCTTGATCAGCAACTAATCAGACATCCTTCCGCGACCTACTTCATGCGGGCGGCAGACAGCCATCACCGTGAGGGAATATTGCAAGGTGCTTTGCTGGTGGTTGATTCCTCACTTACTCCGGTTGATGGTTCACTGCTTATATGCGCTATGGAGGGTGAATATCGCATAAAGAGATACAGGAAGTATCCGCGCCAGCACCTGGAGGATTTAAGCACCGGGAAGAAAGAGGCGTTACCAGTAGATGACGATGGATACACGGGCAGTAATGCTGTTTTTGGTGTGATCACTCATGTCATCAATGATGCCCGAAGTGGGGAGTTTGATTATAGACCTGTGATTTAAGGCGCATAAAGAAGCCCGCCAGACCAGGCGGGCTTTTTGTTGATATCATTCAATGATTTTTTCGGCTGTCAGCCAGCTAATTTCGTGCCTGTCTTTCGGCGGTTTTAGCATGTGAGCATATTCAGCGACATGCTCCCACGGAATTGTTTTTGCCCACTCAACGATAGCATTGTGATCTGCAGTGAAGAGTGGAATAGTGTGCGATTTCAACCATTCTAATGTCGTGACGCCATGTTTTTTGGCGTGGTGCTGCGCATGATGCCGGGCTATCACTCGTAATGGCATTGTCCATTCACTACCATCAGGCATCGAAAAGCGCATTGTCTTCGGCATATCTGATTCAAGAACAGCCTCCCTAATACCAGGGAACTCACCAAGAATCATACGACGATAGTCATCACTATTTCGCCCGCCATACCTTTCGGCAAAATGATCAAGATATTCTTGGGTAATAAATGGTGAATCCTCCGCACTCAGCTTAATGGCTTTATATACACCACTCGTATTATCTTCAGCTAAAGCACGTCCATGATGTGAATCATAAAAAAAGCCTATTTCCTCTGGTGACGGAATTGAAGTGAGCAATATGCGTGAATCACCACTAGTCATGCTTGCCCACACAATGCTGTATGCCCGATCGCTGATATGTGCGGAATCCACAATAATGAATAAAAGATGGTCGGCGTAGTGACCTGCAATGCTATCTTCATAGTTAAGGCGGTAGTTACAAAAGCACATTCCCCAAAATTCATTGAACATCAGACCGCTATCACCGACCTTAAAATACTCAATGATAAAAGGTTGTTTTTTCAGTAATGCCTCCCAACATTGCCACACATATGCAACAATTCCTCTTTTGCAAGCATTTGATTTTGGATAAACAATTACTGTCCGGGAATCAGGATACATAATCGTATAAAGGGTACTAATAACAGCAAGCACTTGCGGTCGTCCGATCCCATACGGAGTGGTGACAGTAGCTTTTGCATTGTTGGGCTGTATAGCTTCAACAATTTGTTGTTGCTGGTGGCTTAAATCAATATCAAACAATTCTTTTGCTGCCAGTACCCAATTGTCTTTATATTTCTCCACCAGCGACAGCCAGCGCGGATCTTTATAAATATTGCTCTTAGTCGCCATCTGCCACTTCCTTAACTTCTTCTTTGGCCTGTTCTGCAATCGCCGCACGGCATTTCGCCCTGGCTGTAGCGATTGCTTCAGCTCGCACATCGTCTGGAATCGTTGACGTGATATACATATCCAGTTCTTCGGCACGGAATACTGTTTGGTCCAGATATTCGCGTAGCATCCAGGTAAATTCGAAATCACACGCGATAATCTCTGCGCTACCTTCTGCACCATTTGGGAAATGAATAAATGCCTGTTTAGCCAAACCGATAACACGACATGCGGTTGCCAAAACAGCGACAACCAGGTTTACATTTTCACACGCTACGGGCTGATTAACGCCGGAGATTACTCCATTTAACTGTCGGTTATATGGAAGGTAGTTTGAGATGCGTTCTACGCGCCATGTGCCAGTCAGGCTGCCATTTTTAAAGATAATTGGTGTAACGGATAGCCCAAGCTCGCGTATAAGTCGTTGCGCTATAGCAGGATCATTAAACAGGTCTAATGCTACACATTCGAAAGACTGCGCAAGGGCAAACAGTTCTTCCAGAGAGTAGTCTTTGCCCCTGGCGGTGATGTAACGACGAACGCCGCTGTCTGCATCACTCCATATAGCTACGCCATGCTCTTCATTCAGCTCTTCATTAAAGCCGAGATACGTCATGATAGTGCGTTCAATCGTGTCAAACGGCAGTGACATGTCGGCGTTAACAGCCACCAGCAGGCCATTACGCAAGCGGTATTGAATTGTTTTAGTGCTTTCCATGTCAAATCACTCCACAACAAACCAGTCACAGGCCAGCAGGTCGCCAACTGAAGGCACCCACGGAACAACTACACCTTGTGCATTTTTTAAGGCGAAATAAGCACCATACGGAACGAGGTCGCCGGGGAAATATCCCTTAATGGCTTCCATTCGTGCCGGGTACTGTCCTTCAGGAACCAGCCAGCAGAATTGGTCTTCGCCGTTCCACCCGCGTCGAGCAACTTTCTTGCCATCCTTCATCCACATCAGCGCGTCAGAAAAGTCGGCTGCTTCAAGGTCGATTTCTTCTTGTAGAGTAGCGATACCGCCAGCAGAAATAGTTACGTCCCTGGCTGTAATGAATGTCACCCCATTGTGACCTTCAATGCTGAGCGATACCCCATTTTCGGAGGCGTCGTTAACCCGGCTATAGCATTTTTCAAATGCTTTCTCTGGCACATAGACCAGATAACCATTTTCAGCAGTGACGAGATATCCTCCTATTTGCGGTCGGAACTTTTCCAAGAACACACCATCAACACGAAGCGTCATTCCTTTTGGCTCCACGACTTCGATGCTGCCAAAAATTGGCGCATAAGCTTTGCCGACAATAACAATATCTTTGATTTTCGATGCCCGAATGATGCTGTGGCATTTGTATTTGGGGAACACCTGAAAAGTGCTGGCCATAATCCTTCCTCTACTTAAAACTTTGCGTACTGAAGCGGTGTACGCTTGATTTCAACGCGGCCTTCCGATGTGCTACCAAAGCCACCAGCACCACGCTCCGTTTCGTTGAGTTCCTCAACCTCGACTAGTGAGACTTGTTCAACACGCTCAAAAATTCCTTGCATGACAGCCATTCCAGGCTTGAGACAAACGCCTTCCCCGCCTGGATCAGTAATCAGTTTTGCCATGATTTCGCCGCGATAATCGGAGTCGATAATTCCTACGCAGTTAGCCAGGCGAGTATGTTTTTTGCAGCCCAATCCTGATCGCGGATAGAGTTTCAGACACCAGCCGGGCGGGATCTCCATAGCCAGTCCGGTATACACCCACCAGCTTGAGGAAATTGCACCATTGCTATCGACGCATGGTTTTATTTCAACAGCCTCAAAATCCATCGCCGCCGATCCGGAGGTGGCATAAGCTGGAAGTTTTGCTGCCGGATGTAGGCGTTTCACTTTTACGTAAATCATTGTTTTTTAGCTCTCTGCGTGAAGGTGTAAACCCGACGTTTGATATGTGGAACGGTAGGAACAGGAAGACAGGAACTTTCAATAACTCCTTGCTCCTCCAGCGATCGCACCGCCCGCAAGAACTGCGACGTGTCGCCGCCAAACTGGCGGGCATAGGTGCTGCCGTTATGAAGTATTTGAGCTATTACCCGAGCTTTTGTCTGGCTGTCACGATATGCGAATAGCCGCACGGCCTCTTCTGGCGCAATCGCTAACTGATAGCCTTTCCCGGCACGGTGTCGAATGAATCCATGCGCCAGTAGGTTTTTGAGTTCGTTACGAGTGCGAACAGATCCGTAATCCAGGAAGTGTGGATTGATAACGACTGGCTTAAACCATTCCGTAGGTGCTTTAGCTAATAGAGCTAACAGCTTCCCGGACAATTCTGGATAGGAAGACGGGTAACAATTCAGAGATGGGTAATAAGTTTTCACCGACGCCCCCTTGCCGGATATCGACCTGCATTAGTATCCGGTGCAATAAAGCCGGTAGTGGGGCGAGTGAAAGCGAGATTAATCTTCTCGACCATAGTGCGATAATTTTCCTGATAGTGGGCCAGGAGTTTTTCGGCGGCAATGATGGTTACTTTCCGGACGTAGCTTTCTGCTTCCTCCAGATTTCGCCAGTTTTTTTCGAGGGTAAACACAGGGACGGCCTCAAGCCCGGTCATGATGCCGAACACAACGACAGCATGACTGTTCTTAACACCAGCGGCGAAGGTTACGGTGTAACCATCCACCTTGAAGCGTCTTGATTCCGTGATTTGACTCTGCAAAGCACCCTCCTAAATAGGCGAGGGTACTTTACAGCAAAGACGTTAATCTAAAAAGATGTGTTAGAAATTTAATTTACGAATCCATCAGGCGGCTATTAGCCCCCACAGACACGCCGCCACGGCGAAGATACCGCATAAGTGTTTCCGGTTTCTTCCAGGTTCCTTCCTGCATGATCTCCACCATAGACACCTGCTTTCCAGCCATATCAATAGCGGCCCCGACGCGTGCACTATGCCCGGTCCACGTCCGGTATCTTCCTTTGTTTGGCGTAGCATCTCTTTTATTCAGCAACACCCAGGCGTCGCTGAATATTTTCTCCATTGCAGGTGCAGTAAGGGGCGTTGTCGTGATCCTGGCCTTATTGCTACGGTGTATCGGCGGGAACAGCACTGCGTCAGGATGTTCGCGAAGCCCGGAAACATCCAGCCAGTCATTCAGCACAGCGGTAGTGCGACGGGAAAGCACCTTATCAAGCCCGGCGGCGGTCGTTATTGTCTTCGTGTGTGAAATATGTAGCGTGACAGTGTCACCTGTTTGGTCCAGATCTCCTACACGAATACGCGAGATTTCCGACATACGCATCAGCGTATTGTATGCAACAAAGAGAAAAGCCCGGTTGCGCAGATCCACCAGCCGTTCTGACCTGGACAACAGGACGTCGAGCAGTTTCAGATCGTCCCACCGCAGCGGTATAGCCTGGCCTGTTCGTTCGCCTTTTTCAGTTGCCGCTTCGCGCCGGATGCGCCGCATAGCCAGAGAAACACTTTTATCATCCGAAAGTGGCGGAAGGCCACAATGCGAAAGCAGCATGTTCAGCATGGCGTAGTGCTTATCAATGGTGGTCGAAGCCAGATCGGCATCATGCAGCTGAAGAAAATACTCGCGGGCCATTTCTGGTGAGATCGGAAACCAGGCAAGCTGGCGAGCGTGACACCAGCGCGCCCAGGAATGAAACACCAAACGGAGGTCGCGCAGAGTATTCGGCGCATAAGCTCCCTGGTCATTCATGAACCGCATAAAGTTTTCTGCGGCTTCCTGGTACTCTTTGCCAATGTTGCGCAGAAAACCACCGGAACTGCCAGAGATAATTAATTCACTCATGAAACTATTTAACCTCTATATACAGATGACGCTACGCGAAAAATATAAAAATGACAGGGTAGCTATAAGTTAATTTTCAAGATTCAAACCTTTGATTCGAGGCACGTATTTTCAGTGATGTCAACACTGATCATCCACCCATGATTATAGCTTAACTTTAAATAATGCCAATTATTTAAAGTTATAAAATGCCGATTTTTTTAAATCCATCATAGATTGATGATGACCAGTAACACGTTGCCTTCATGGTCTTTAATTTGCGAAGTGTGGTTTCTACGGTTGGTTTTCTAAAATTGATGACAAAAAATCACAGTTCGATCCTTTACTCACTCTGTTATTCGACATAAATTTGTCATAGTAATTTTATGTTAGAAAACTAAATCGAGTAGGAATAATGAGTAAGAAGTCGATCGAGAAAGAGTACAAACGGTTCCTGCAAACCGCTGAACGGTGGAAAGAGCTGGTGGTCGCAAACTCTGTTTTCCATGATACCAGTTATGCTGGCGAGGAATTCCGCCATGTTGCATTAACGCATGACCAAAACATATTAGAAGAAGCTGAAAAATGTCTTGCTGAATGGAAAGCCTTCGTTGACATGTGCCGCGATGCCGACGGCAAAGCGTCGAACATTGTTGAGTCTGTATATTCTCCGATCCCATTCATCATTGAGGACACCAATCAAAGCACGCATGTCGTTGTGCAAAGCGCTACAACAACACGTACATTTACACGTGAACAATTGCTAAAAAAATACGACAAAATCATAAAGAAAAGCCTGAAAAATAGGGTTTTTTCTCAAATCGTAGGTGCTCTTGAAGAAGAACAGCGCTTCTTTGAAGCTGAGCCTGAAGGCGAGATCTACCGGGCGCGTAAAGAGGCATATACAGATGTTGTGCTGACAACAAACATCGAAGGCAGCAATGCCCTTTCTCGCTTTAGAGTTGGCGCACATGGCGCATTGGTTTTCGCAAGACTACCGAAGACAACGATCCCCGTTGTCAATAATGTTGGTGAACGCCGGAGCATTACAATTTATTCTGGCGTCGAATCGGTACCTTGCAGCCTTCTCGGCGATTTTAACTTATATCGTGTTCGTGACCTGGAAAAACACCAGCCAAGCTACGTTGCGAAGTCGTACATCTTAAGGAACATCGATATTCGCAATGAAAGCCTTAAGCAGAAATCCGCTAAGATGCTGGAGGATGCCGATCCGGCTATTCGCCATATCATTGAACGTAAGATACGTACATCACGTGAAGCAATGGCAAGGCTGGATAAAATGGATCTGGAATTGTTAGACGTAATGATGGCCTCTGGAGACGACCTGACCGGCATTAAACTGAATGAAGCTCGTAAAAAATACGGCAAAGCAATCGAAGAACGTTACGGATACACATTCCCCCAAACGCAGTACGCCGCGAAGCTCTGGTAATCACAACCGGCCCCGCATCGCGGGGCTTTATATATCCAGATCCGGCATTTCGATATCCGCCAGAACCTGATCTCGGAAAGTTGCCATTTCGGCACCAATATCTTCATTAGCAGGCACATAGTCCACCAGCATAGTGAAGCAGTAGGTATCCCATCGGTCAGGCGATTTGATGTTTAGCTTTTGCCGCATGTGCTCTTTGCGCATCATCGCCATTTTCCCTTCTTCATTCAGTAAAAAGGGGATTTTTGACGCTTGCTCTGCCGTTTTAGGGTCACTGTCTATCCGCATACGCCCTGACTTTATGGCATCTCGCGCCATAATATTTGCGTAGGCACGCTGATTAACAAATCGCTCCCTGTCTTTGTTCGCAAACATGGGTTTTCCCCACCGAATACGTACCGGGTTCGCACCACGACGCACCAACTGCGCACACGTATCAGAACCAAAACCATCAGCATCAACCGCGATTGTTATATTCGGGTATTTTTCCGGCGTACATTCGTTATATATGAAGTCAGCAAAGGCCAATGGGTCCATAGTGCCAGGCATCTCCATTACCTTAAAGTTAACAACGCGCCGCTTATCCCTGTGACCAGATACTTTGCAGATGTTGAGGACCGACTTATCTCGCCCATTACCAACGTCAGCCGTTGCCACCCATCCCCAGTTTTTCTCCAACAACACCTTGCGGCGAGCAGCGCGATCGCATTCATCACGACCAAGCAAATAGCCGTTAATTTCTCGTGGGAACTGACCAAGCACCTTGACCATGTACTCAATAGAATCGCGCCCGCCATATTCCAGAAGCTTCTGCTTGATGAATTGTGGTGTGACGAACGGTGATTCTTCCGAGTTAAGAACAATTGCTGTCCAGATCCCTTTCGGGTTGTCTGGGGTTTTTGCTTGAGAATGGTGCGAATCGTAGAAATAACCACTTGGCCTTGTTGGCTGGGATAGCATCAACATCCGGTTATCTTCTTCAGTAAGAGCACCGGTCATTACGCCGATCGCCTTATCAGATATACCAGATGCTTCGTCCAGAATTAGAAGCAAATGTGCCGCGTGTTCCCCCGCCAGCGCTTCTTCGTTGCCGAGTCGATAACCTTTGCAGAGAACTTCCCAAATCCCCTTACGGGAGCGCTCATAAAACATGGTGTCAGAGAGGACAAAATAGGTCTGCAACCACCCATGACGCTTAACTGCATTCGCCCAATACTGTTTAACGTATTTGAATACGCCTGTTTTTACCTGGCCTATCTTGTTAGCAACAATGATGACACGGGCATCGGGGAACAGGATCATAAAAATCAACAGCAACATCGCGGTAAGGGACGACTTCCCCGTTCCGTGTCCGGACGTGACGGTCGTCCTACTCCCCGTTTCCTGCACTGACTGAATGATCTGCTGCTGCTGGTGGGAGGGGAACATCCCAAAAATATCGACAACAGCCTGGGTAAAGTTGTAGCGGTATTTGATTACCATATCGCGCCAGCGTGGATCGCTGGTGACGCATTTAATCTTGCGCCCGCCAGCCATTAATCATCCTCCGGCGGTTCTATCGCGATATCATCATCTCCGGCGTCATACCCTGCATCAGATGCATCATAATCACCGTAAATTTCAGCCGTTGCCGAAGGGTCAATATCCAGCTCTTCGTCGTTGGCCTCGAATTCTCCAGCTTTACGCTCGCCATTGCGGTCGTAATCTCCGCACCCCAATTCTTCAACAATGGTTGCCACATCCGCCCGGCGCTCTGCCAGCCATTGCGGATGGTTAGCCTGAAGCGTTGCAAACTCCCTTGCCTCTTTGTCCAGCTGTTCATCATCAACATCATTGACGTCAGAAACAGGTGGTTCGAGAAGAGTGATAGCTTTCGCCGCGCGCGCCGCGAGGATAGCCGGGACGCTGACCCCCTGGCGCTCGATGTATTCAGCAACACCGATATCATCCAGTTCCTCGCGCTCACGCATACGTATAGCGGCGGCGATAACTCTGGCAGCGCGTGCGTCAGCGCCAATGCGATATTCAATCTCTTTGCCACGCTGTTCGGCCTGTAGGCGTGCTAATTCGAGTTTTTCTCTGGCCTCAGCCTCTTTGAATGCTTGCTGGCGAGCGCTCTGACGAAGCTTTTCATCCCCCTGTCGCAGCTTTTGTTCGGACTGATATATAGCTGCCAACCTACTGATAAAATCATTCATGTAGTAGGCCGCGTCACTGATTAGACCGAGAAGGCGCTGCCCAGGGTGCATTCCTTCTGGCTCTTTATCGCCCAAGGCGTCTATTTCCGCCTGTAGACGTTCGGCCTCCTGATCAACAATGCTTTGATACTGAAGTGCGCGCTCTTGCGCCATTTGAATTGCTAACCGCAGGTGTTCTTCTGCGCCGTTCTTCATCATGTCGCGAGCCACATTCGTAGTGGGCAATGTGGCACGTTGCACAGCACCGCCAGGGATCATTGCTGAAGATCCCTCAATTTTTGGGGCGCTTTTATCTTCTTCGGGGATCATTTTCGCCATTTTTTCGCGCAATGATCTCCTGACAGATTCTTTTATCTCATTGTTATTATTTGCATTATTTTCATGATCCGAAGTTTTCTTTCTCGGCATACTTCGGAAAGAACCTGCGCCCTGCGAATTGTCAATTTCTGTAAATTTTGTTTTTTCTGCACCCTCTTCCAGCTTTTTTGTTGCTCTTCCCGCCCGTTTTTTTTCAGGTGATTTGGTGCTTTTTTTTGTTGTCTTTACCTGCGACCGCACCTCATTTTTTTTCATATTGAGATGCTTTCTGGCTGTATTGAAGCTAAGGCCATGCTCCTCACAGTATTCCTTTACAGTGATCCCTTTTTCTTCACGCAACGCTATAAAGCGGGCGCGGTGCTCCTCCCAATTAACCAGACTCATAAAGCAACACCACGCTTTTTAACGGCGGCATTCCACAGCTTATTCGCCATGTCCACCAGCTCTCGTTGCTCTTTTCGCGCCTGTTCGACTGATTTCCTGCTACAGTTTTTAACCAGTAAGCTACCGTATTCAGGCGTGCGCCCGCGCACCTTGAACTGATATCCGTTCAGACCATGTAGCCAGTATTTTCGTGGATACACACGATCATCCAGCTCACAGATTGCCCTGCTTGAACGAACAAAATGACGAATGATGTTAGTTACACTTACTCGTGAAACATGGAGATGAGGGTATTTTTCTTTGGCGAGAGTGGTAATTTCAGTGACTGTCAGATAGCAGTCAGCCCTGATCATGATATCCGCAATTTCTGCGCTGCTGATTTGTTCCATTAATCCCCCGGGCAGGAAATGACCGAGGGGATGATAATGAGAATGTTAAAACTGTATAGACTGGTAAAAAGATGATTATATTAGATAATTAATATTAAATACCTAACGCTACCAGCGAGACAAACGAACAACATGTTTCACTTTTGCGATCCACTTTCCGCGATAACTATTGATTACGGCCTGTGCCAGCTTCAAATTGGCTTCAAAATCAGCCTTACTACCATCAGACTCCACCAGCATTCCTCCATCTATTTCTGGTAAACATAGATAATCCTGCTCAACCTGCAGCGGCATTGATGGCTCTCTGAATGGCGTTACTTGCTCTGCTTTCCAGCGAAATCTAACCCTCATCCCCCTGGTGGTCATTACTAGATAGCCTGTTATAGTGCTTTTATGGCCCACATCAGTACGCGTGGCATTGCATGACACGATCTTACAGTTAGCGATAGACCACTCCATATTGGTGGCCTGTTGAGTGCTTAATTTGGTAGTCCCGTACATCAGAAAGCCTCCCAGTCAGTCGCGATAATATCCACACCAGTTGCAAACCAGTCTGTCTGCGCCTGTAAATCCCCATTCATCATTACCAGGCGAGGCATCACCATCACATCGCACCCTTCCACAATATCGAATGCCTCTTCCGGCAAGAATTCGAAGAGCTTTTCTTTGCTGCCAATGCTGCCACGGAACATCGATATATAGCTCCCTTTAGGCCATGATGTCCGCCGGGCATCAAGCCCTTTCATCATCCAGTAAAAAGCCGAGGAAAAAGGGATATTCTTTTTGCCAATGATTACATTATTCGCTTCTGTGTACTTCAGGAACTTAACTAACCTTACCATTGACTCGGATAACGCAACGTATGGCTCATGATTGATTGCTGACACGCTTACACCGTGCAATCCAACGCTTACCACTGTCATATCGCCGCTCTGTGCGGTTTCGATATTGACGCCTTTGCGAACTAATGAGGCGTAAAGTTCCTCTCGCTTTTGGGTCCAGCGTTCCCGCTTCCCTATGAAGTCACTCAAAATGAGATCTTCTTCTGCATATGCGTTATCGTTCGCCATTAACATAACGTCTCCTTTTTTACACGCGCGACTATCCCCCGGAAGTGCCGGTAGTGATGTCGTAAATTCGTATTAATTAAGGGGTACAGCCTGAGCGGCTATATGATGAATTGAAAGGAGTTGTGGCGGTGGTGCCTCCACCTGCCAGGTTAGCCACTCCTGGCGACGTCACTTATCAGAACGTAGTGAATAAAAATGGCTTCGTCACGAGCGCATAGCCGCAATTTCCACAACGGAAACGGCGCTCACGCTAATTTAACGCCTTTTCCTGTTGTGCGCCGTGCTCTTCCGGCTGTCACACCGAATCGCCAGGATGGTGAGTCCTCGGTCCGCCACTGTTATCGGGGCTTGCACATTCCGGCTACCTGGTCCGTTTGCCTGAGCAAGAGTCAAAGATACCCCTTTAACGTCACCAGACCGCTAACGACGCATGTGCCAGACGCCGTGTTACAACCAAATATGGTGGCCCCTACCGGACTTGAACCGGTGACCGTGCGATTATGAGTCGCCAGCTCTAACCACTGAGCTAAAGGGCCAGATTACTGTTAATTCCGCTTACGCTTTTTGCCAGGACCGCGTAAGGCTTTTGCTGCTTGCTCGACCCCATATGCAACCACCAGCAGAAATAAAAATGTCCACCAAGGGTTCTTGTCGGCAAACGTCCAAAATTCCATCATGTTATCTATTTGGTTATTTCACCGGAACAAACGGAACAGCGGTATTACTGGTCATATACTGCGGTAGCGTTCCGTTCCATTTGTTGATCGCTTCCAACTCCATAACGCCGGGGTTCTGGCGCAGAGCCTCACCGCGTAAACGAATGGCATCAGCTTCAGCTTGGGCTTTTGTGCGAATGGCATCGGCCTGTCCAGCAGCTTCTGCGCGCAGCATGTTGGCTTCTGCTTCGCGTTGCTTGACTTCCTGCTCGCGTTGCAGAGTTTTCTGGTTCGCCGTGACTTTGGCATTAATGCTGTCGATAACGGTTGGCGGGTACTCCGGCTTGCCCACATATGAGAGGCTCATTACCTGAATACCGATGGGCGTCATTTCTTCCTGAATGTCTTTAAGGGCTGCATCAAGCAATTCAGATTTGCCACCGTCGATAAATTTGTCGGTGGTCATTTTGCTGGCTAACCGGTTCAGAGCATCTGCAACCTTCTGGCGTAGATCGGTATCAGTAATATCATCTACACCTTTGCGATAGGTCTGAAATACCGTTGTGACTTTTGCTGGATCAACCTTGTAGGCTACGCCGATGTGGTAACCAATGGTTGTTCCGTCGCTCATCTGGAAGCTGAACGGCTCATCGTATGTCTTCATTTGCTTAAAGGTCGGGAAGATATAAACTTCAGTATTCAAGCCTGTCCAGTAGCGACCAACGCCAACTACTTCACCGATACCTTTATCATCCCCCAGCTTATTTACTTTGATCCCTACGTTACCTGGCTCTACCCGATCGCATCCGGTCAGACATAAAGAACCAAAAATAATCGCTGCACTAATCAACGTTTTTTTCATTAATCAATTTCCTGGTTTTTTCACGAAAAAAGACTACTGCAAAAGCCGGGTAAATGAGCGCGAGAAGGACTCCCAACAATACAAGTATTGTGCTGTCAGATGAGATCATATTTGGCAAAAGCCAAACATACAGAACCAGTGACACAATCAAACAGAGGACGACATAAATATATAACCGCACCCATAGCGTTCGACATTTGTTCGGATTGTTCTGCATCCTCTCACTCCATTATTTACCGAATAAAAAAGCTGCGGTGCCTGGTGCCTCCAGGTGACGTTAACCAGTTAACAATTAACGCCGGGATGTTTGACTTAACCACTAAGGAGGATTGTTTTAACTGTTCCGCGTGCGCTTAGCCGCATTCACCGCAATGGTAAGAGCACTTGGCTGGCTGGGCGGCGATGACGCCTGTACGCATTTGGTGATCCGGTTCTGCTTCCGGCATTCGCTTAATTAGCCAAATACTCTTAACGTTGCACTGGCGGAGAGTAATGGAATCGAACCATCATCGCTTGCGCAATGGGACGGTTTTCAAGACCGCTTGAGCACCATGCTCCCTACTCTCCAGTGATTGTGATGGTCGGTGCTGAACTCCGACACAGGGTTGTAGCAAGCCCCGCAAAGCGCGCACTACTGTAGTTGCGGCACATCAGCCTGTGCATTCACCACAATGTTGAGAACACTGGTTGTCACGCTGCAACGCAACATTTATTCATAGATTGGGATATGACCCCGTTACGCCAGTGTTCTCAACGTTGTGGTGCCGGTTACGGTTCCGGCCAGGCCTCTTCCTCAACGGGGTGTTCTCCATACGGACTACCGTTTATTGGTCGTTCCTGCGGTTTATGTTGTGAAGCCAGATGCTTATCTTCTGGTTGCTTCAAAGAGCTGCACTTCATCACAACGGTAAGAGCACTCGATGCATTTAAGCCAAGCCCCATAAGGGAGAATGCCCTTACCTGTTGTGTTGGTGCCGGTTAACGGACTCGAACCGCTGACATCCTGCTTACAAGGCAGGCGCTCTACCAACTGAGCTAAACCGGCAATTTGGTGGGGAGTGATGGAGTCGAACCACCCGAGTCGCAATGACAGTAGATTTACAGTCTACCCCGCTACCCCTACGGACTAACTCCCCTAAATTGGCGATGGTGGGTGGATTCGAACCACCGACCGACAGCTTAGAAGGCTGCTGCTCTATCCTACTGAGCTACACCATCACTTGCCGGGTACGTCTCCGGCGAGGGCTTCCACCTCCGTATGCTTTTCGGCGCACCGCGCCCTGGCTGCAATTCGGTAACAGGGGATGCACAACCCTGGCTTCCAGCGTGATTAGCGCCTTCAGCATGACGGGATATACCCGTAGTAGGATGTTATCCCAGAAAGCCATTAATCAATGGCTGTTACGCGGGAGGGACGTAACAGGTAAGGGCGCTGACCAGAAAGACCTGACCCTTCTCATTCATCTGGTTAATCACACCAGCGCCCTTGCCTGTTATGCCTCCCCGTTCCCTAATACACAGACGGGGACACTCTGCGGTCGATTTTTTGACGGGGGACGACTCATACCCCGTGGCGTCTGGCTTCTTAGGCCGCTACCATCATCAGATCATCGTTTGCATTTACTTTAATGGTCGGTTTCTAAACCGCCGCAAAGTCGCTAACCATGACGAAAACCCTAAAAAAGCCCACCCGAAGATGGGCAAATACGCTACATCTCACACAAGAAAGAAGCCGACTGCCTGAGCTGGATTCACTTTCAAATGCCCGCAGAAAGGGATCACAAGTCGGCTTCTTTCTTGATGCGGCACTCTCTCCGCCCGTCACCGCTCTGTCTCGGTTGTCGCGTTTGCCACGCCAGCCGTAACGAGGTTTAAAGTCTTTACACGTTTCCATCACTCGACTGCCGTCTGTGGCTGTTCGTTGCAGCGGGGGTGCCTCCCCCTGGGGATATCCCCGGCCTTACCCCATTCTTTCAAGACACAATGCAAGGCCACATCCGCATAGGTGCATTACCGCAACATTAAGGAGACTCAGGGCAAAAGGTAACCGCCACAAAAATCCCTATGCCTCCTTAATGTTGAAGATGTGCATTGATGATTAGATGCAGCATGTACCGTTACTCTCTGCCGGACCATCATCAATGAACACCTTAAAAAGACCTTCCGTGGCTCAACATGTATTGTCGTTTACTCCGCAAAGTGCTCTCTCTGAAACCACTTTCCGCACTAAACCTGCTGAACTTTGGCCTGCACGGTGCCAAAGCGTGCTCTTGCATTACCATACTTTTCTAACACTTTAATTTGTTAAATGCTGGTGGGCGAACAATAACCAATAAGTGACTATCAAGCCCAGCAAGCGAAACGTGGGTACTGCCCACCAGCAAGGAAAATTCTATGTTAAGTTATCTCCACAATCAATACATTCGAATTGTGATTTTAGATTTCTAACACATTATTTCCCATAAAGATCTTCTACACCCCCATTCTTCTTATCCCATTCGTTCGCCCATACCCGGCAAGCGTCAATGATTTCCTGACGACGATCTCCTTGCATGAACGGGATGCTTTCATGGAAACAGCTTGGAATGCAGGCCACACTGAATACAGTATCAAACTCCGTCTGCTTGATTGCCTCCAGCGTCTCCGGACGCATTTTTAATTCATCGATTGGCGCATCCTTAGAGTCCATAATCCGGCGATATAAGCGCGGAAAATCCGTCTCCAGGTACGCCATAATTTTATCTGCGAGACATTCGTCTATGTCGGTATTCCAGTCCTTTTCGAAGCCCGGCAGGCGATAGTAAAGCGGCGTTCCCCATACCGATGGGATCACATCCATCGTTAACAGGCGATTGGTTCTGATTTGTTGATGGTAATTAGCCGTCAACAGTGCTTCGCCACGCTGCCCTGTTTCCGCAACCAGGCCGTGCGGATACTCATGGATGTAGGCAATGGCATCCCTTCCATCATACATGAGTGGAAATGTCTCTGGTCTTTGTCCCATGCCACAAGCACGGTTCAGATCGTGACCAAGCTGTGAGCACTCTCGCTTTAATGTTTCGATAATGCTCTGCGCTGTAGCCAACTTTTTACGCAGTGTGACGCCTTCGCCTTGATAATCAATGCATTGCTGATTGAGCTTGGTTAAACGCTCTTTTAGTTCCCGGCGCTCTCTTTTCAGCGCGCGGTTATCCTTCTCCGCAACATCCAGCCGCTTTGTCAGGCTGGGCGGATAGTCTTTTTTGTAACGGTTCAAATCGGCTTCGGCAGATTTACGCAGTGTATTTGCCTGTTCAAGACGCGCTTCCAGATTGCCGATCTCATTACGCATATTCGCGGCAAATTGATTAACTGCATCACCCAGGCTTTCAACTGTCGCTGATACGCCTGTGACTTGTGAAAAACGGATCAAGCCATCATTAACGGCTTGTTGGTATTCCTCAAACTGATCCACCAGCTTATTGTAATCAACTGCCCCATCATCAAGCAGCTTGTTGATTTCCGCCACCAGGTTATCTGTAGTGGCAATGACACTCTCGTGCAGTCGCTTTGACAGGTCATCACCCGGATTCCGTTTCTGTATAAGAGCGATTTGTGTGCGCAGCGTTTCAATTGCTGTCGAGATAATTTCCAGATTAGAAGTATCAGTGTGTTGACTCATTGCTGTTCCCGTCACTTTGTTAAATTAGTTTTCTAACATATTTTATTAGTTTGATGGCGGTACCGGAAGATGCAATAAACAAAAAACCCGCTAATTGGCGGGTTTTTATGCAATTACTGTGTTGCAGCCTGATAAATAAGATACGCGATAAATACAGGTACGATGGCCCATTGCAGCAATGAAAGTAGCCTCATTACTGTTATTGGGGTAACTCCATCCACGTATTGTTTCTCTGACATTTTCCCTAACCAACTAACCGACAACAGTGCCGAGTTTTCACCCAATTCCAGCTCTCTGAGAGCTTCACGGATTAACGGCGCTGTCACAGCCTTAACCGGTGTGCTCAACGTGATACTCCGCGTCCTCCCCGCATCGTCAGCGAACGCCAGACTCACATAATATTTTTTGCTCAATGTACAAACTCCCAATCATCAGCGCTTGCACTTTCCGGGGTTATGTGAACCTTATCGCCAGTAACAATATTGCGAGCTTCAAAACTTCCATTGATACGTTTCGAGATCTCAATACATAGAGCCTGCTGCCATGAGCGACGACGAGCGATAGCATTAGTTCCTGCAGGGATAAGTTCTGCCACGTTAAGTAAACGCAAAACGATTTCTCCGTTTAATCAAGACAAACATACTCCGTGATAGCTTTTATGGCTTCAGCGGCACTGCGCGCCTCAAAGCAGTAGTAACCGGCTTCAGTGAGGCGGGTCATCCAGACGAGTTGTTCGGGAGTCAGGCGATTTCTCCCATGTTTCATCTCAATGCGCATTCCGTGGTATCCCCCACAAGCAAGGTCTATAGAAAGATCGGGATATCCCTTCTTTTGGCCCTCTGCCACCATTTTTATTGCCGTCCTTATGCCTCGCAGGCCACCGTTTGGAGTGGCGTGAGTATGCTCATACACATAACGCATATTGCGATACAACCAGTCCAGGACGCGAACCTGCTCGTAATGCTCATGGTTCCTTTTGATTAGATCTGGGTTTTTCTCCAGTTCTCTAAGAGCTGCGGCATGTGGGGATGTTTCAGAATATTCACTGCGACGCCTTCTCTTTCGCGCTATTTTCTAACACACCCATTGATAGTAAATATGCGAAATAATAACAACAACGTTAGATTTGTAAAACAAGAGAGATACTACTCAAGGATGGTCTATATGCAACAGGTCGGATTTGCTTTTAGAGTAAAGAGTGACCTTAATCAACAAGGAGGGTAAATCGCATGGCATTTACCCAACCTGTTATTTTTAAAGGGTTATTTTATCCTGTTCGGATAATTCTTTGATTGTCTTGTCGATTGCGATCAACCAACCTTCATAGGTTAAATCATCAACAAGTTCTACCAACTTATCATCGGTGTGAGGAAAGTATATCCAGCTCCAGTTCGCAGGGTTTTCTGCTTTTCGCAGCGTAAAAACCTTCTTGTATCGGTGGAACTCAAGGATATACCCCTTCGATATGGAATATTCCTTTAGGTCTTCGACCGTAAACCTACGATTCTTTCGCATGGCTACCCCATGATTCGATATTTCTCTATAGACTCGTCGTAACTTATGTACACGTATGGCTCTGTATCATCAGCATAAGGTGCGACTTCCAGAGCATGAACGGGATTGTATACCGCGTCATTTCCCAGGCGATCGCTCGAATACAGATGCCCAGCCAAAACCGTAAGCGCCGGGCGACTCATTTTGTAGATCTCTGCCACATCACTATCTACAACTTGTCCAAATGATATGTCGCCGCGCTCCAGCAATAACGTTTTAAGCGCAGGCCACCACGGCCCATAAAGGTGATAAAGCTGTGGATTTTTCTTCAGTCTTTCTACCATGCCATCAAGATAAACTGTCAGGTATTCTTCTTCACTCCTGCCATTGAGCGCCTGCGGCAAAATGTCCTCAAGGTAGGATTCCGTCGGTTTTACAGTGTCAATTAATGTCGTCATTCAAATTCGGCCCCGGTTGGGGCCGCTCCTTATCTGTTAGGCCGCATCGGCGATTATTTTACGCAGTTCATCTACCGAGTAACGCGTAGATACCATCCATGCAGGACGGTCAAAGTTCACATCAGCAACCGGGTTTGCTTCAAAATTCCAGAAACGCCCGCCAATCTTCTTAATCGCGTCTTTGGCGTTCCGTATTGTCGAGGAACCTGGTTGGTCGGCAATGAGATAAACCGCGCCAACGTCCTCGCTGACGCTCCACCAGCGCCCGCGAACACGCGCCTTAGCGCGAATCGGCTTATCATTAACCACAATGATATAGTCATCATTCGCCGCTTCATCAGCTCTGGCTTCAGCCACTGCCGCCTGCTCTTCTCTTTTGCTTTCAGCCTGCTCAAGCCTTTCCGCGATCTCTGATTCAGTGGCCCCGCCGTTTTTCAGCGATACATAGTCCTGCCACGTTGCCGATTTGAGCGTATCCGGCAACTCATTCACATAGTCGCCGTCTTTCAACTCACGGGCGCGGCGGGTAGCCATTTCTACCAGGCGATTAACAGAAACAGCATCAGCAAAATCGTCCTTACTAATGTATTTTTCATCAAATGCATTGATGACAGCCCCCACCTTAATCCACTGTGCTGCCGGTGATTCCAGGGGGTTATCAGCCTGAACAATGGCGAGTTTCGCTCCATCTACCCCATTATTCGCCAGCTGTTCCAATGCCGCCCATCCATCTGCATCACTGAGTGATTTATATTGCTCAAACAATGCATCGCGCCAGGCCACCAGCGCAGAACGTGTTTTTTCGATCTTCGTCTTAATTTTCGCTATCTTGACCTGATTAAACATCCGTTCAATATCATCGATATTGCTAAAGGCTTTCATCCTGCCCTGGAATAAACGGTATGCCAGCACGGTCCTCCAGAATGATTCCAGACCTTCTCCGGACGGTTTGCGGAACAAGCTAAGAATATCTTCAGAAGTGACTTTATTAAGCGAGCGACCTGACAGACCACGCCCAGCCATCCAGTTTTCGAACTCCTGGGCAACATCATCCATCGTTGCTTGTGCGCCCCATGCCTGCATTCCCTGGATGTAATCATACCCATACAATGCCTGGAGGAATCCCTCTCCGTCCACGATATTCAGCGGATTATCACTGGCTTGTATTTTTGCCACTTCACGCTTCAGCGCCTCATTGTTGATATCAGGGTAAATCCACTGCTCTGGTGCAATATCCGATGTACGCCCGATTTTCTGTCCTATCATGCCATCATAGGTCGATGACAGCGCGATCTGACCATCATCGGTGCGATAGGCCCAGTATTTAATACCTGGTTCACCGCCCCATGCTCTACCAGGCTGGCCTGTAGTGACCTTCATTACTCCGTTACGAATAGCATCATAGAACTGATCGCGAGTAAGTGACGTTGATAGCTGGTGGCACTGAACACCACGCGCAGCCGTTGCGCGCGATTCAGCTACCCCCTCTTCAAAAGTTACCGCTTCAATCACAGAGTCAAACGGCAATGTAACGATTGACCCCGGTGATCGAGCGTAACGACTTGCTCTATCCAGCCAGGCGATACGGCAGATGTATTGTGCTTTTTCACCGTCAATTTTTTCCACCCGGACAATCGCTGTTGTTTCGCGATCATCAATGACTGCACGGTAATAACTACCTTTATGCAACAGGATATTCTTGTCAGTGCGCATATATTCCTGTGGGTTCTGAATAACATCGATACTGATATCCAGCACACCAGACTTAATAGCGCGCTCCACATCACCACGAGAGCGTTTCATTATGGTATCCGCGTCTTTTGCCCTGGTGATCGCAAACTTCAGCACCCGCGCACGTTTTCTGTAGCTACTCAACTGCTCAAGCGCGTATTTTTGCCCATTCCTGTTCGTACCCGCTTTTATCAGGTCGTCAAGATTGCGCTGGTAATACTCTATCTGTTCCATCGCGCTTTTCAGTTCTGTCTCCATCATGCCGATATCTTTTCCGGCGGCGTTTGCCGCTTTCAGGTAGATATCGAGAGCATTGTTGGCCTCGCGCTGTGCTTTCAGTTTCAGACGTTCTTCACGCTCTTGAGCCTGGCGAGCCATGATTGCGCGGCGTTCTTCCGGGTTTGCCGCCAGCATAATGGCGCGTTCATCAGCATCATCCGCATCACCATTGGCGATCTCTGACATGTCGGAGGTCATCACCATCTTGATCCAGTCTTTCTTACGTTTCAGCGTATCCAGACGGAAGTCGTCGAATGTGCCTTTGCCACAATAGTAGTGAACATTGACCTTCTCTTGCGGTGAACCTACGCGCGCACCGCGCCCATTTCGTTGGTCGATACTGGCTGGTGTCCAGGGTAGTGTCAGGTGGTGGATATCGGTTGTCCCGATGTGCAGGTTAATACCTACTTCAGCCTTCTTGTTACAGATTATGATGCGCGTGCGACCTTCGTTATAGTCGGCGGCAATACCTTCCATGCCCTCAAGGCCAGCATCATTTTTGGCTGAGAGATAATCCTCATATTGGGCAAGTTTGCTGTAGTAGGTTTCCCATGCCCCTTCTTTGTATTCACCGTTTTTGTTTGGAGTAGGTTCGGTCGGCTTATTCACCTTCTTCAGCTTGATGCCGCCAGCCTGGCTAACTGTCGTCGCATTGATAATGCCAATCTCCTGCTCCGGCATTTGCAGTGCACTGGCGATAATACGGCGCAGCTTCTGGTGCTGGGCTTTTTCATCAATAAAGACGATCTGCTTACCGTTCTTCAGACCTTCACGAAGATTTTCGATCAGCGCGGCATACTTCGGCGGGATGGGGTGCGATACCTGCTGCATATCAATACCGGCAGCCGCAATGGCCTTAAGTATTTCAGCTTCCAGTTCAATGCTGGCACGTATTTCAACATGCGTCGGATGTTCACTAAAAGCGGTCTTCACTACCTTGCTGGTACGCGTACTGACCAGCCCGCCAGCGCCGTCTTCCTCGGCCTCATCAACATCATCTGCCACTTTACCGCCAGCTACTTTTGGCAAGGCATCAGCAATAGCTTTTACCTGGTCTGCAAGCTCAACGGGGAACTGGAATGTAATCGCACTGGCATACAGATCCGGGTCTATAGCAACCTTGTCCATGTCACGGATGATGGAGAAGATGAAATCATCCGGTTTGTCGTTAGTGATATGCCCGTTTTCATCGACTGTCAGCTCATCATTGCGACTTAACTCCTGAGCACGCTTACGAAGCTCTTCATAAGCAGTCTCCTGCTCCCCTGTCATCGGGATCTGCAAGGTGTTCTCAATGATGTCGGGAATTTTAACCGTTGCTCCGACATCTGCAGCAGTCTTCAGAGTGGTCCAACGATGGAAAATACCACGCAGGCCGTCAAGGTTCTGGAAGCCCACCAGCCCCTGCTTCTCTTCCACTTCCCCGGAAATTTTCTGGACCTGAACTGTGGCTGTTTTGCCAAACACACGAACGAAATCATCAGGCGTAATGATGCCCATGCGCATCCACTCTTCCTGCGGAATGACAGTAGACAGCATGTTGAAGGCATCAATCGGACTGTTCACCAGCGGAGTTGCCGTCAGCATGACTACACCACGCCCGTTGTTGCGTTTCATCATGTACGCAGCTTTTACAGCCATGTCGCGGGCCATCTTGGATACTGCCGGGTTAGGCAAATATGCCAGTTGTCCCGCTTCACGCCCGGCATTAAAGGAGTTGCGGTAGTTATGCCCCTCGTCGGCAATCACGCTATCGAAGTTCATATCCTCAAAGTACGGGATATTCTGCTTCTTCGTTGTACCGGTATTCGCGGCCTGATCCTTAATCTTGTTCTTCTTCTGCGCATCACGGTGTTTACCGGACGCCAGGTCAAGACGCCCCATTTCCACAGCATTAAAGACAGCTTGCTGTGAGTTCTCCTCGATGGTTTTTTCTCGTAGCGGGATAGACGCGAATTGTTCTTTTGTCATGATGACCGTTCGCCAATTTGACGACGGGATCATGTTCATGCGCTGAACGATAACGGCGCTGGCGGACTCTTTCACAACATTTCTGGTAAGAGGCTGCCCGTTACTGTCGAGGCGTGGTTCGCCATTTTCATCAAGCACCGGCGCGGTCAGAATATTTCCGCTGTCATCACGAACTTCATCCAAACCGATAAACATCATATTGGCGAAGGCATCAGCACTGTAGAAACTCTGTGCCTCGTGATACCAGTTCTGATAAACCGCCTTCGGAACAACAATACACGTGCGTTTAGTGCGACCTGTTTCGAAGTTATACGCCTCAAGCGCAAGCGCGGTCGTGGTTTTACCCAGCCCGGTACCAAATCCCATGATGCCGCGCCCATCTTCTGACAAGCGCCGAACTTCTTCATTCTGATAAGTAAGAGGAATGCGCTTTCCACTAAGCCCTTCCAGGCCAAGCGGTGCGTCAGAATGCGTGAACGGAATGAAACCATTGAATGCGTCGTTATACTCGCGGGCTATCTGATCAGCCTGCGGGTGAGTGCGTAACCAGTCGTTAAAACTAACTTCCAGTTGAGCAATTTTATCCAGGTACTCGTTAGCGTTCTGCCCACGCGGTTTAACACCGTTCAGGTAGTTTTCTAACTGGTTCAGGAAGCCGTCTTTATTGTTGGCCTTCTTGAACTCATTCCCGTTTTTGCCGTTTACGGTTCGTAGCTGATAGCCGGTAAATACCCCGTCCTTACCTTCGTAATCGTCCGGAGATACCAGAATGCCATCGACGACCTTCAGATCAGGTTCAGTGTACTTAAACTCGTCATAGCCCTGCTCTGCCAGGAACTCTTTTATCAAGCGGCGATCCAGCCAGCGGGCATTCAGATTAACGGTGACTTTATTTAGTGGCGTGAAAATACGTTTCTCTTCGATTTTCGCCAACTGACGCTCAAAGTTCGCTTTCTGCTCACCTGTTGACGCATCACGCCAGCCCATCAGCAATGCTGTTTTGGTTGCAATATCGCCGCTGGTGGCGCGGTCCATCGGCAGCAGGCAGCCATACCCATCAATAGCGATATCATCAAATTTCGCCAGGTATTCAAGGGCCGCGTCGTCGTCCTCTGGCAGTTCACCAGCAAACGCCTCACGAAAGTCTCCCAGCGTTATAGGATTAAGGGCTACATCACTGAAAAGATGTGCTATCACTTGTTCAGGACGTGTAAAGTCAATACCGGCAGCACCATCCGTTACATCAAGTCGCCCTGCCAGAAGGTCAGAAGTGGAACCATCCTGTTTCACATTGCCAGTGAACGTCATCCAGTTTTTAGCGCCAGCTTCAGCAAGCCCATTCAGCTTAATGGCGTGCGGTGGTCCATACTTCGCAACTTCTGCTGCCGCCAGGCGGGATGCATCTGCCAGTTTGTCATCAACGTTCACACCCAGGTTACGCAAATCAAGTGCCTTGTTGATCAACTGACCTATCAGCGCACCGCGCATAACGCGCTCCCTGTCTTTTTCTCGCTGCTTGCCAGCAAAGCGAATCATTGCTGCCACTTCATCACTGACAACCGATGGATAGTCGGACGCGATCGCCGATATCTGGTCCCATGACAAAGCCAGAATCCCGTTTGTTGACTGGAACGCGATCTGCAGATCGCCAAACGTCGAAACACCATATCGACTTACATCAAGCGCGGAGGATTTGGTTGTCGTGTCCTTAACCCATTTCAGACCATCAAACTCATGCCAGATACCGCCTACAAGGCGTTTATCGCCCACTTTCGCGCCCTGCCATGCCTGAGTAGTTACGCCGAGCAAATCCCAATTGATGCGACTATCAAAGCGACGAGATAGCGCGGTTTTCATCGACTCATTGGATACACGACCGTCTTTTTTCACCACCAGGGTATTGCGGAAGCTGGTACGTTCCATGTCGCCGTAAACAAATCGCTTCCCTTCGGTTGTAAACCATTTTCCTTTGAGGAAGGTATCCCAAAGGACGTTTGCCGATTTGAGTGTTGAATCATCCGTGTCGGGGATCATCTCCAGGAAGGTTTCCGGGTGTTTACGCAATACCCATACGTCCACCACGGTATCTGTACCGGATTCGCTGAACGTACCAGAAGGCATACGATGTGCGCCCAAAAATTCCGCTTTACGGCTGACTTTATCGCGCAATTTTTTATATTTCGCACCATCGGTCATGCCATTCGGCACCACCAATACGATAAGCCCACCAGGCTTAACCTTGTCGATCGTGCGCAGCACAAAGTAATTGCCAACGTTCTTCTCGTTTGCATATGCCGGATCAAGCCCGGCGACACCGGAACGCCCTTCACCAAACGGTACGTTACCTACAGCGTGATCATACATTGCGTCTTTCGCCGCCAGCGCCTCAAACGCCCCGATATTCACATCGTCTTCCGGGTGCAAAAGCTGGTTTATTCGACCGGAAATCGGAGACAGTTCGGCGCTGGTCATTATCATGCCCTGCCGTTTTGTCTCCTGGAAAATACCTGTGCCCGCTGATGGTTCCAGTACGTGCCCGCCATCAATACCGTAGTCAGCAAACAGATCCCATATACCTTCAGCCATAAACTGTGGCGTGTAGTATTCGTATTGGCTGCCCTCACCATCTGTCAGGCCGCCTTCACCGGTATACCCGGCAAGAATCTGACGTTGTTCGTCAGTTAATTTCGCCCCATCGAAGCCGGGCGGAAGGGAATTAAGAAGATTTACTGCGGCATTGTTTGCTGCCCGGCGTGTTTTCTGAATACTGACGCCATCGGCTTTCCTGACGCCAAAGGTCGCAACAGCACGTAATTTATGCAACCGACTAACAATTTCAATCAGTTCGCCTAAGCTGGAGGCTTCACTGATTGAATGAAGTAGTTTGTCCAAAGGATTTCCCCCTCTAAACCGTAAAAAATTCCGCTATGCGGTACGGTTGAGAGGGTATGGAGAATGTTATTTTCAGGGGGACGATACTACCGTCAAAATCACATACTCCCCATAGTTTGCCTACTTATTAACCCATTACCGGGAGAAAAATATGGCAAACATTGAACCTCGCTGGCTAATTGAAGCCCGTAAGCACATTGGCCTGACTGAAATAAAAGGCGCTAAACACAACCCTGAAATCGTTCAGTTCTGGCGCGACATCAAGCGCGGCGGAATTAAAGACGATGAAACGCCGTGGTGCGCAGCATTTGTCGGTGCAATGCTGGAACGTGTAGGCATCCGCTCAACAAGATTTGAGTCGGCAAAATCCTATCTGGATTGGGGCGAGAAATTAGATACACCGGCATACGGATGTATCGTTGTATTTACCCGCGTAGGCGGTGGGCACGTAGGCTTCGTTGTCGGACGCCGCGCCAATGGCGATCTGCTTGTCTTGGGTGGGAACCAGGGGGATGCGGTTAATATTCGCGCATTCCCAACATCAAGAGTGTCTGGCTATCGCTGGCCTGCTGGCGAACCACACAATACCGCTCTGTTACCAGTCGGAGACGCAGCAACCTCAACTAATGAGGCATGAAAAAAGCCCCGGCCAGGCCGGGGCATCACGCTTCAAGTCACGATCCAATCATTACCGACTATATCAGCCGTCGATAAATCAACTTCCCGGATCTGGAGTCCATTAATACAAAACCATCCGGTAGTAGAGTAATTATCAGGCCAGGCCCATACACCAACACTCCATGCTTTACGGCGGCACACTTCAGCCTGTCCTTCCCTGATTTTTTTTACCGCCTGCATGATGTCCATCACTCACCTCCCCAACCGATCACCTGGAATTGCCCCATTTTGGGGTGATACCAGCGTTTTCCTCGGTGTTCAGCCTCCGACATCATCCGGTTAAAAGCATTCATGAAGGGAGATAAGGCCACGATGGAACGACGCGACAATACCCCCTCTGGAGTTAAAAACTCATGTGTATCGGTGGGAATCCGGTAAGCGTTGACAAGGTTGCGACATTTGGCTTCAGTCAGGCCGCATTTCGCCGCCAGCTGGCGGTAGCCAATGTAACCATCTGGCATATTGCCCTTCTTGATTTGCTCGACGGTTTCAGCGACCTGGCTAACCTTTGACTCAACAGCATGAAGCCGCTTTTGCTGCTGAACTGCATTTGCAGCCATTGCGGCGATCATCTCTATTTCGGTCAACGGCTGGCGTACTTGTTCTTCCAGTTCGCGCCAGCGGTCCACCAGCCGGGCGGTGAATTCCGGAGAGAGCTGCGCAACGACAATGATACTGTCTCGTTTGCCTTGCTCGTCGCTAAATCGGAACACCTGAATTAATCGAGAACGCCCCATTACATCTATTTTTGGTTCATCCTCAATTTGAGGACGAACAATAACGCCGGATTCGGCTAATGTTTCAATGGTACGCTTCACATTGTCATGACGTTTTCCCACCAGCTCCGCGATCTCAATGCTGGTCATTGATGGCTTTTCAAGAATGCAGATATCCATCAGTGTGCCTCCGCAATGCCGGGATTGGTAATATTGCGATACCAGGGATTAGTGTTTGGTTGTGGGGAAGTAGAGAAACGACCAGTAAGAACACCATGCTGATCAGGGATCAGAGAACGGGCTTCTTTTTCGGTTGCGGCAATTGCGAAGTGATCGCAGTGTTTTTGCAGGGAGTGGAAACGCCAGATGAATTCAGGACGTGAGCAAGGATTGGCATTAACCATAGTTACGGCCTCACTAACAGGTTTAACAACCTGCTACCCGCTGTCAAACAGGTGGCAGGACGTGACAGGGTTGACAGACTGGCGTTAGTGAAACCAGCAGGCCGAAGCCTCCCCATCACGCCCCACCATAATTCGGGCGTAACGCGGTTTACGGACACAAAAATACCGCAATATCGGAAATCTGCGGTTGTCCGCACTAACATTCAGGCTGTCAAACCTGGTCGCAGAATTTGCTACGACGGCATGAATATAAGCCTGAAAACATGGAAGATCAACTAAAAATTTCAGCAATGGATGACTTCAGTCGATGATGCAGATCATACATTCCGATTTAGAAACAGCAAATTAATTTTCTAACACAAATTATCGAACGAGCATTTTCCGATCATTGGGATGTTTTGTAGACACACAGGTCACCCCCTAAAGCCCGCCGGGATTGACCAATCCTCACGGTCAAATTCAGACCGATAGCCACGCTGTTTCATCAGGTCAAAGGCTTCACCAATGGTTGCACACCCCTGGGAGCCAGAATAATCCATTGAGAAATCCAGGGCACTGGATTGTTTAGGCTTATTCACTGCGGTAGCGGCACTACGTATCCATGCAAATTTTTTTGCCAGCTTTTCAGCGGTACGATACAGAGCCTGCCGTTTTGCGTGCCCCTCGTCTGAACGACGCTTTGCAGCTCTCGCTTTTGCCGCCGCCAGGCAGTGGTTGGTATGTTCTTCCCTGATTACTGGTTTTTTATCCAGCCCCCCATTATCCGCTTGAGAACTATTTGCTGGTGAAGCCTTTGGCTGAACCGCGCATGATCTTTCTCTTCTTTTGGCTATAGAGTGACTCTTATTTTCTATTGGCTGTTCATTTTGAACATGGGGGGACTTGTTCAATTTGAACAGGGGGTTCCCAGTTTCAAAAAAATAACGAACCTTTGAAATCAACTGCTTAACCAGCTTTGTGGCGTTGGCAAATTTGATGCCCTGCTTACCCCCTATCTCCATTGCTACATGAATGAAGTGGAGAAATTGTGTCGTAAACCGATATACGTTACACACCTGGGCATTGTTATTCGCTACCTGATGTTGCTTAACAAGCATTCCGCACTTCGTCGCTTCAGCAAATGCCCGGCGCACAGTAGAAATGCTGCGTCCTGTAATCTCGGACATATCAGCATATGAGCGACGGATCATGTATTCATCGGTAGACCCTGCCAGGTTGGCGAACTCGGCAATAATGGCGCTATGTGAAGGGGAAAGAAGACCGCTATGACGAGCAAAAAAACTCAACTGATGACCTTTGATTTTTTTGTGGTATTCAGTGTTGTTTTTATACTCAGAAGTGTTGAAAGTTACTGAAACTGAATTTAAAATACTCACCAGATAGTTCCGTGAAAAAATCTATCTACCGTATAAATCTATGGCAGTGGATTTATACACCCAAAAAGCCGCTTCTCAGCGGCTTTTGCTTTTTTGGCAGTCGCTACCGGAGCAGTGACCGCGATCCTACTCGATCCCATCCACCAGGATCAACAGTGTATATAAATACACTATGTTAGAAATTTAACTTAACAAGGCGGTTACCCCCTTCTAGAAACGAAGAGTAACGGGGTGGTGTTTTTGTTCTCCTTCGGTGATAACTCTGGTTCTTTCTTGCCTGATACCGGTAAGCCATAAGTAGCATTTGCCCCAAGAGATTCAAGCATCGCAGCCACTATGCGGGCATCATCTTCAGACTGCATACGGCAGAGCGCCCGGCGCTGTTCTGCGCTGATAAAAACAGGCATTTCCTGGATAGCGTCACGCAAAATCCGGCGGCATTGCTTTGCATTTTCCCCCTGGCTTTCCATCATCGCTGTTTGAGCGCGCAGCTTATCTCGAAGCTGTATGTTTTCCACTTCAAGGAGCATCAATTCTGATTCCAGGGCTTCACGATGTGCAGATTCGAGCATGGCTTGCTGATTTTTCATTGCTGAAAAGTGGTGAACCAGATCCGTAGCAGCGTTATCGGTAAAACCTTGTTCGATAAGTGCTGCATGAATAGCCGCATCGCGCTCTTCTGCTGATTCAAGCATCAGGCTTTTCTTGTCGAGGCTGATATAGTTAGGCACAGTTACGTAATCAAAGCCGTGGAAAGACTTTACCAGGGATACCGATGAATCTGGACCAGATGTAGCCCACGACCAACCACCAGCACCAGAATTAATCATGCCCTGAACAATACGCCCGGTGTCTGTATCCAGTATTTCCTGCGTATGCGTAACAATGCCGTTGTCGTCAATCGAAATGTCGATAGTCCTGTTTGACGGCACGTTCTCCAATACAACAGGCTTCCCATCTACCATCACAACAGAGACTTCCGGCAAGTTCAGGCTTTTCGTTTTGTTATAGTGCATCGCCCGGCGACCATGACCGTAATAACCATACATCTCACCCAGCGCGATACGCTCTTTTGTTTCTGGCGAGTTGAATGTGTCTCGTACCGACTGAATGACATAATTTCGGTTGTTCTGCGGTGTGTGTTTGCGGATTTTCTCTACCAGGGAGAAGCGATCCGTAACAGTATTCAGTGATTGCATTATTTCCCTCCGGTTAATTGCTCATCACAAATTTTGCAAAGTTTATTAACTGTTCTGGCGTCCAGTTTTCCGGATCGTCACCGGACGACAACGGCGCGGATTCGTACATACCATGCTCGTTGTTTTGCTCTGATTCATTCGCCTTAAACTCTTTGATCATGGTGTTGAGAGTGTCATCGTCGATGTGCAACTGCTCGGTGAACAGATAACGCATAAACGCGTCACTACCAGCCAGTTTCGGGTTGTTCTGGATCTGGTCCATAATTTGGGAGATGACAGCAACAAAGTTGGCGCGTGCATCCAGTTCCCGGTTTTCCTCTTCCTGGATAGCAGTGTTCATTGAGTTGAATTGCACGTCATAAGGACGGTTTTTTTCGGTGTAAACCTTCCCGTATTTATAAGCGAGGTGAATATCATGAAGCCGATAAATAGTTCGCTGCGCGGCCTGTCTGATCCAGTTCGCACGTAATGCGGCCTGGATAGCTGTTTGCTGCCAACCGCCTTCCCCAAGTCCACCACTCATCTGATCAGCCCAGCCAAGCATTGTTGCGTCAATGCCTAGGCTTGCAGCAAGCTGCCGGAGGTGAAACATAACGTCTTCGATACCACTGATATCTGCGGGTATGGATTGCGTATCAATAGTGATACCGTTCTTCCCGTCTCCCATAACAGGTATCAGGTGGTTAAGCACCGTCGGAATAGCGTTGGCATTAATCGACCTTTGCGCCACCAGGTCACTATGTCGCTTCAATGCCTGGCTGACGCCACGCGTATAGTTCGCCGCATTAACCGGGTCCAGTGTGTTCGTCGTAAGAGCAATCAGGCGGTCAATTTTGGCTGCATTATTTCGCGTTGATTTCAGCGCGGCGAGCGCAGCACATAAATTCAGGTAAGGTTCATAGCTGTATTCAAGGAATGAAGTTCCGTAATTCTGCGTCTCCATTAACGGCTTATCAGCCTGCTCACTTAACAGTGAGTACCCTTTTGTGCCGTAGCTGACCGGAATAACTTTATGCTGCGGCGTCCAATAGGGATTTTTCATGGAAACCAGATTCCACGGTTCGGTTATTACTCTGCGCAAACTATGCGTATCCAGGATGTAATCACCACTGAAACCTACCAGCTGGCTACCACGATAAAACTCCTGGACGAAGTGTGGCAGAGTGTAATAACTGGACTCAATGCCTGTTATCCCCCTGCCCTGTTCAGCATAAGGGCGGACATAAGACACCCCAAAGATCGCCATAATCATGGCCCATGAAGGAAGTCCGTCATTAATCATCGCCCCCAAATCAGCAGTTAACTCTTCACATCTACTTACTGCCTCAGCATCGGAACCATCCTTTGGCGAAAGGATGAATGCTTGTCCGGTTTTTTTTGAAGGCGCAAGCGCATGTGCAATGTGAATATTTAAAGCCGTCGAGATAGTCGGGCTTTTAGCCATCGTTTCCAGGATGTTGTACTTTTGCAGGCGCTCGCCGGGCAGTTCAGAGGATAAAGAAATTGAATCTGCTGCACTCGTCATGCCATCGCTGTTGCTCCCCAGTATACCTGGGCGTAAAGCAGACAGGCCGGAACGAGCAACGACACTATGCCCGCTCGTAAAAACGACCGGATCGGCGGGCGTAACATCACCACCGTTGAAGGCTTTCTTCAATGCTGACAGAAAGCCTTTGTTTTTGTCTTTCGTTGCCATGAATCACCGCAAATTGTTTCCAGTTTTGCGGCAGCATAATCAGTATGTGATTTCAGCGGTTGGTTTAGTTTTCCGTACGGCAATTATTTAGATCTGTAGAATTTTCAAACATAGCAAAGTTCAGACCTTTCCCTTCGCCAAATTCACCCTCAATTTCATCAGATACAGCAGACAAAATACGACGCAGATCAACATCGCCACCGCCGAACATATCGCCCAATGCCTGTTGTTTATGAGTCAGCTCGTCGTTGATTTTTTGCGCCATTTTTTTGAATGCTGCCCCCATACGCTTCGCACTGCGATTATTTGCTACGATGAATAGCGCCAATGCCTCAGCTTCCGGTGTACTGTCGCCGAATAACCCCCTTTGGGCGATCACTTCTTCAACGGCCTGACCGTTGTCTTTGGCTTCACGAACAAGATTAATTGCTTCCTGGAGTGCTGCTATCGCCTGTGTATCCAGGCCATTAACCTGCTCTATACCGTCCACTAAGCCTGTTACTGCGTCATGGTGAGCGTCGCCAGACAGCGACTGCATTTGCGCAAAATCGCTGGCTGCCGTATTTAATGCGGTCAGGATATTACGCATTTCCGGATCTGGCTCTTCCGACACCAGCCGAACAAGCCTTTCATCCTTGTACGCTTTGGCAAAAATTGCATTCTGGATGCGATCGATAAGCTGTTTCGTGGGACGCCCATCGGCAGTAAGCAAGCCTGCCATCGCTGTATCGCCAATTTCGCGCAAAAACGCACGAATAAACGCATCATTGGACCGCGCCAGCAGATTTCCATCATCTGAAGGATTAAATAGCGCCATGACGCTCTCAGTGAGAAATTGCGCATCCGCATACGCTTTTTCACTTGCTGCCATCTCTTGCAGATCACTAATGTTTGAATCGCGGGCAAATTGAGCGCGGTCTACATCTGTGAGTCTTTCTCGCACCAGTACGGGCATAGACATTTGCGAAATTTCGTCAGGATTCAGACCAAACTCTTTCGCATGGTCGATCAGGTACTGGCGATACTCATCCGCCTGTCCTTGCTCATAGGCACGCCAGATACCCATACTCCTTCCGTTGCCGGATTCAACAACGTTGTCCGGACCAACTATAGGCGCTCCGTGGCTGCTCATACCGGAATCCGTTAATTGTGCCGGGCGTAAATTGGAGGCAATACGGTTAACCTGGAGTTTGCTGGATAGCCGGGTACGATCTCGTGGTTGGAGTTCTTCCGGGAAGGCCGGGTTAATCGCACCGTCAAGGTTGTTCGAAATGATCAGACTGCTGGCGTCAACGACCTTAAAAGCCGTCTTTACCTCTGCACCTTTGCTGGTGACTACGTAGCTACTTCGCCCCAGGCGTGTTTCTTTCCTCTCTAATGAAGAAACCAGAGCAATGACGCTGTTAATATCTGCGGCCTCGGAAAGCGCAGAAGTAACTGATTTGTTCAAAATACACTCCAACTATAGAGAAAGCTGTGAGTGTAAAAAGTGTGTGATTTATGTGAGAACAGATAAGTGAAAGGGGCATTTCAGCCCCTTTTGATTACCCGGCATAACCGTTAGCTTTCACCCAGCTTATGGTCTGCTCTTTAGCCTGCTCCAACGTAAGGAACTCGCCAACATAGTTTGAGATCCCACGCAGCGCATCAATAAATTCCATTTGTGTGGACTTTGTGAACACACCGCCCAGGAAGTCAGTCACTATCTTAGGGACTTCATCTACAACAGGATCAGCCTGTTGTTGCGGTTCCGCTGCCGGTTGCGCGGCAGTCCCCAGGCCCAATTTCAGCATCACATCAACAATCTGCTTACCAATGGTGACGCGTTGCAATACTGGCGCAGTTTTCTGCGCCTGCATTAGATCTGATAGCTCTTTACCTAATTTCAGGCGGTCTAAAACAGAGATGGTCATTAAACACCTCCCTGCTGAATTTCAGCCAGAATATTGATCAGGTAGTCAACTGCTGCACCCACAGTGGCTTCGTTCTCGTCGTATCGACCTGCACTGATTAGAGCGTTTGCTGCTTCCTGCACATGATCAAGTTCAGCACTGATGACCGTCAGATCGCGGGATGTAAACTGCTCCGGCACGGATTTCAGGTACTCCAGCGCTTTATCTGCTTCCTGATCAGCTTCACTTGCTGATTCACCCGCTTCTTCTGGCTCCGACTCCTGTTCTGGTGCTGGTTGTGGTTGTGGTTGTGGTTGTGATTCTGGCTCAACCACATTCTCTGTTTTTACTTCGCTTGAATGATTTTGAAGGGCGTTATACACGTCCATAATGAAAAGGTTCTCCCCATCACTAAGTGGATACGCCACGTTTGGAAACGCTTTGCGGAAAAGAATTTTCACTTGCGCCTTGAATGTTTTCAGGTCACTGCCAAACAGGTCCACATAGCCATCAATATGTTTCGACATGCTGGACGCAACCAATTGGCCTGCAAAATCTTTCAGCTCATCTTCATCAGGAAGATAAAGCAACTCGTACTGGCTGACTTCTTCATCTGTCAGTTTACGGTCATACGTAATGATACCGTGACGAGCATATTCGTAATACTGATCAGCCTGGTCAGGACGATCAAGCACGGCTTTATTTCCATCCGGAACAGCACCAACACCAGCCGGGCGAGATTGAAGTGCATAGTGGTATTTACCTACATCTTGGCTCTCTGGTTGTGATACTGGGTTTGTTTCGGGGTCCGTCTGTGGTGGTTCGGAGTCTTCCAGCTGGCCTGGTAACAAATCAACTTTATATTTTTCTGCGTTATGCTCTCGGTAGGCTTTAAGTAATTTGGTTGCAGCATCTGCCAAACTGCCTCCTTTGACAGCACTGGCATCAATACTGAATTTACCTTCAGGTGCTACTATCGTAACGAAATTGTCACTGCCGGACGTGACATAATTAACTTCAGCGCCATTATCCAGCACTGTTTTTCCGTCAATGGCAAGATTATGTTTTACATGTCGCAGCTGGTCACTAAACGCTCGTTCTTTCGTTTTTTCTCCTTTAGAAGACAACAATTTATCGCGTTTTGCTTGTAACTCCTCATTGATAGCTTTCTGGGCATCAAGTTTTTTTTGCATCTCCGTAAGAGCAGCACGCTTTTCAGTCAGCCCACGTTGCGCAACGTCCACCTGATCAATCATTATTGACCGTTCTTCTGCCAGTTTATCTGCTTCATTGAGATAACTCTCAATATCTGCCTTCATTTTGTCCTGGCGCTCTTTTGCTTTCTTAAATTTTTCGCTGTTACGCTCAATCAAATTAGATAGCGCCTGGCATACCTGGCTTAAAGAAACATCTCTCCCACCAATCGGGGCGACAACGTGAGTTACGTTACGCTTATTAAGTAAAAACTGAAATGCAACAAGCTCGTCGTTACTCTTTATTTTTGCCCCGTCAGCTGTTGGAGAGTGGAAAATTATGCTTGTACTCTGCCCGTCAGTAAGCGGTATCTGCGCGGTCAAAACAGGGATATTAGCTACCCGACGCACACGACCGATAATCGCACCACCAATACAATTACGTCCATTTTCATCGGTCCCGGCTTCATCAGTCCCTGCCATAATATTCGTACCATTCAGGCCACGATTCAGCGCACGGACGAAAGCTCGCATTGTTTGAGCTAACCGAATTCTGGTTGTAGTTATGGACTCAAACATAGCTTCGTCAGACACAACCAGTATTTCATTGCCCATATAGGCAAGCTCAATATCTTCTAAGGTCGCCGCCTCAAAAATCAGGTCATCTTCGCTTAATTCTTCTGAAGACCAGCGACTTGGCACATAGCCGGGGATCGTATCAGCAAAAGTAGACTGAATATTAATTCGTAAAGGATTGTTAATCATGCTCATCCTCCAGGCGCGCGATTTCTTCTTTAAGAGCACGTGTCTTAGCTACTTCCTGAGACAAGGCAGCTTTAACGTTACCCGTATCTTGTATTACTTTGTCTGACTTGCTCTGGAGTTTAGACAGTTTGTCGTTAGCATTAGCGATATCTTCACGGAGTGCATCACGTGATTCTTTCGCTTCAGCTAATTTCTGAGCGTTAGATTTAACTCCCTGCCGCTTCTTATTTCCGTCATCAATATTTTTTGCTGCACGAGCAAGTTTTCGAGCTAATGACTTCTGGAAAGAAGTTGCTCCGCGATTAAATAAAGCCGCAAGAGATTGCCCCAAAGCCGACATTGTTTTTACTGGCTTGAACGGTACTGTTTTACCATTCAGTTTGATCCCAGATATATCACCGGTATCGTTAACCTGAACTTCCATTGTCTGTTCATCAATACCAATAAGGGTAAACGTGCGCGTCATGATCCCATCTTTCTTCCTGCCATTACTTGCAGGGATCACCCTCGCTATCTTGTAACCACCTTTGCTGATTTCTTTGACGAGTTTTGCCAGCCCCTTTTCGTTTAACTCATCATAATTAAGAAGAACATAATTATTCTTATTTGACATCCCAGTCTCCTTTACGCTTTTCGATCGTAAACTGGCGCTCTATGCAGTCATTGATAGGGAAAATGCGATAAAGCGGATTCAGTCGGCAGTTACCGTTAGTCAATGTGACTTTCAGATCCCACTTCGTTGGCTCAAGATATTTCGTATCGATGAGCAAATACTCTTCTCTCTCACCGCGTTTTGAGGCGTCAACTGGTCGCGTTTTCCCTGAAATAACCACAGATGGATTTTTCAGGTCTTGCAACCAATATTCGATTTGAGCATTGCTGACCCAGCTTCGCTTAACACGTAGCGAAACAGGAAATGCTATAGCAGATTCTTTCACTACAGCGTCACCAATACTCAAAATCTCAACACTCTTGCGACGAAAAATGAAACGGTCAATGATGGCAACAAATGCCATGATAAAAATGAAATAATTTCCAAAGTTACCCATTATTTCTCTCCACCTTTTCCCCCATTCGCTATTACGCTTAAGAGATTCAAGACGTTACTAGCTCTGGACTTCAAGCCCTGTAAAATTTCACTACCGTTGTTACTGGCAATCAGAACAACGCAGAAAATGATACCTTCAGGCCATTCTTGGCTAACCGCCACCCCATACCCCGCAAGCCCGGCTGTTACCGCAGTAAACAATTCACTCGCAAGATTGAGCAGGGACGCAGAAATGCGCCCGTCTCTAACTCCGAGAAGGAATACGCCGGTTCCACTTAGTAGGGATGTTATGACTACTACAGCCAGATTTTCATAATCTGCAAACATACCCCTCCAGAAATAACATCTAATGCGCCACTAACTTAGTCAGTTTGTTATTTCCTTACAGGACATCTTCTAGGATCGTATCCTTAGCATACAAGGGAGACATATGCTTATTGGATACATTCGCATATCAACAAATGATGATGCGCCGCGCGATAAATGCACTCTATCTTGTGCGATAAATGGCATCCACGCGGCGTTTCATTATTTGAAAAAGAATTACATTTCAGGTTGC